AAAAGAGAACCTGATTCTTTTAAAACCGTTTTTTCATTGAACTTTTCGAAGATATTTTCAATATGTGATATCTTTTTAGAAAGTTTTTTATTTTGCTCTTCTATAAAGTCAATTTTTAATTTATTAACTATAGATTGAATTTCTTGTTTTACATTTTCATATTCTTTATTTCTTTGAATTATTCTTTGTTCATTTATCAAAATGTCCTTTTGTAAGGATTCAATTTTTTTGTTTAAATCATTATCTAAATCTAAAATATTTTTACTTAGATTATTTTTCGATTTTAAAATATTGTTTTCATTCTTTTCGAATATACTATTTACCTCTCTGATAATATCCTTATTCTTTTCAAACAAATTATCTATTGACTTAGAATATATTTCTAATTTTTCATCAATTCGTATTTCTCTATTTTTAATATCTTTTAAAATATTTTTATATGTATTGGTTATATCACTAACATCATTTACTGAAGAATCAATTTTATCTTTATATGAAGATATAATACTTTGTATATCATCTTTAAATAAAAGGTTTTCCCCAATAAAATTCTTCTCAAGTGATTTTAAATGATTTGAAAAATTGCAAATCTTATCATTTACATTATTTTCTATTAATTTTACTTCTTCTTCTGTTTTTAATTTTAAATTTACCAATAAATTATTATATTTTGGCAATTCTGTATCTGAAAAGTTTTTTACCTTTAAATTTATATTTGATATTTCTTCCTTTAAATTATTTTCAAACTGACATATTTTTTCTGAAACAGAATTGAAGTATTCTTCTGTCTTTAATTTCTCCTCTACAAATGTTTTTTTATATTTTGGAAGTTCTTCATTTGAAAATTTGTTGACATGCAAAAATAAAGAATTGACTTGTTCTTTAATTTTTTCTAAACTCTCTTCATTAATACCATTTAAACTTTTTTTCAAATCTTCGAATTTCTGGTCAGTATACTCGTCAATTTCTTCAAGTTTTTCCTCCAAAACATCAATAGCATTATCAATTCTTGAACTTGATCTTAATTCGGATTCTATAAGGAGCTTATCGTATTTTGGTAGATCATTCTCAACAAAAACCTTTACCTGAGTTTTTAAGTCAATAAAATCAGATTTTAATCTATTAATACTTTTGGTATTTAAAGATTTAATATTTTCTTGAACATCGTCTATATATGCTTCAATAGAAATTAAATACGTTGACAATGACTTATCTAATTCTTCTTTTTTTGATATATTTTTAATTTACTCTTTTATAAATTCTATTTCTTTAGAAAGAATCGAAATTTTATTTACATTGTTTTTAAATTCTTCTACAGTATCCGTAAAATCTGAAACGGCACTAAAATTTTCTAATTTTTCTTTTAGTGAAAAAAATCCTTCAGGAACATTATTGTCTCCACTTTCAATAGAATTTTTTATTGATTTGATAATAGATTTTTCTTTGTTATTGTCAGAATCATTATGAAAAAGTTCCGAAGGTCTTTTTAATGCCACTCTATGATTTCTCCATTTTATCGTATAAGAATATTTATTTTAAAAGAATATCGTAGCAAAATCAATATCTAAGAAACTTCACCTTGTTTACTTTTTTTTATTAATTTAAGCAAATCTGAAGTTGATCCCACATATAATGCATTGTTTACTGTGGTTGGTCCCTTAGATTTAGTTTCATCAATATCTTTTAATTTTTTCTGAAGATCTAATAATTTATCGGTTGCATCAGCAACATTTTTAATAAGTTGTCCTGCAACTTCATATGCTCTTGGTTGGTCAGTTTCTTGTGCCAATTCTAAGATTGAATTTATAGCTTCTTGTCCTTTTTCTATAAGAGAATATAAATTTCCTCTCGTGTACTCATAGTCTTTGATTACATCATTTGAAGTTCTATCATTTTGAACTTCAACATTAGTAATTTCTGCAGAAACTGTCAATTCATTAACATCTTTTGATTTTTCAATATCAAAAGTTTCATTTAATTTTTCATATTTATCTTTCATAATCACAAATCAACATTTTGGGATGGACTATACTCTTTAAAATCTTGGAAAAAAGTTGTTTCTTCATTAAATCCAAAATCATCCCCATAATTTATTAAATCATCATCTGCTTCTGTAACTAAGTTAATTGGAGTTCCTGTAACATGACCTTCAATATTACTATTTTCATAACCTCTTGTCACTACAAGTTTATTTCCATCTTTAGATTCGATGTACATTAATTCACTATCGACATATATTTTCGATCCCTTAGTAATTGAAGTTGCATCTCCAACTTCAATATATTTTGTTGTCTCATCGACGTTATCTGCAAGTGTTGTGGTTGCATCATCATTATAATCTTTTGTTGCTCTTGGAGTAACTGAATATCTAATTTCTCTTTTTTTATTTTCAATTCCGGACATATAATCCAAAGTAACTCTTTTGATAATACCAGTAGAGGAAGTTGGAATTGGACCAAATAAGTATGTCTTTGCAGTAAAACGTAAAGTATATACTAAAGATCTTCTTTTTGTATAGTCACCTTCATAATCATCTGTGAATGTCACACTATCCAGAACTATTGGTATATCTCTTTTCTCGTTAATTGGTTCTACTAATTTGACTGTTAAGTTGTAACTTGGTTGAAAATATGGTAAAATTTGTTCAACTATTTGTAAAGCATCGTCATTAAGTTTGGTAATAACATTTACTTCAAATTGCATATTATACGGAACTGGCATATAAACTTTTTTACCAGTATCTGTAATAAAACTTTGTGTTGTTGAAACTTTTCTTGAGGCATCATAATTTAAACCTGTAAATTCAAATGACATTCTTGGAAGTGTCATTTTCACTGGTCTTAATGCCGTTGGATCCTGTTCAATTCTTGCCAAAAACTTTTGAATTGGACCATAAGCTAAAGGAACTTTTATTATGCTTACAGTATCATCAGAGTTATTGACATGGTGAATTTCAATATTATTGAAAATGTTTCCAAACGCAACAATAGTTTTTCTAAAAATTTCGTGATAAAAATAACCAAACATTTTAGTGTGTTCCTTTATTTATATTTAACAATTAAACTTCTCCGAAAGGATTTCTTTCACTGAAGTCTGTAATTGCATCACCTTCAGTTTCAAATATATCGTTTTGTGCATATGGATCTATCAAATTATCTGTATTTACTGACTGAATAGTATATACTGCTGAAGATGCTGCCCCTGTTATTCTTTCACCAACAGAGAAGTATCCGTCTATGATTGCTACCTCAAGTTTTCCTGTCGATACAGTCCAACTTCTTACTTGTGCCGTGGTAGAAGTTGCTGATCCTGTTACTGTTTCATTGTAAACGTATGTTCCACTTCCTACTGAAGATGGTGAAGAAATTGTTATTGTTGGAGAAACAGTATATCCAATTCCTGCGTTTGTAATTCTAATTTCAGAAATAGTGCCTGCAGCAGAAACAACTGCAGTCCCAGTAGCCGTGACAGCATATGAAACATTTGATGGTGTTGAGAATGTAACCGTTGGAGAAGAAGTATATCTACTTCCGCCATTTGTAATTGTTATAATTCCTACAGAGGATGCTGATGTTGCAATTCCAACTACTGCATCAGCACCATTTCCACCACCACCAATAAAATAGATTTGAGGCACTTCAGTATATCCATATCCAGGATTAGTAATCACAACACTATCAATAGAATATGCTGTTGTTAATCCAGAACGAGATGTCATAATAGCAACAGCTGTTGCCGTAACTCCAACTCCAGGAGGAGATATAGCAACTCTTGGAGCAGATTTATAACCTTGACCGTCATTTATTAGAGTTATTTTTTGAACGCTACCAGTAACTTGTGAAGTTATTGCAGAAGCTGTAGTTCCAACTCCAACTAAAGTTAAAGTCGTAATATATCCTTGCTCCTTAATTACTTCATCAACTTCAGTAACACCAGTTTCAATATCTTCATCTTCGTATTCAAATAGTTCGCATCTCAATTCATAGACGTAATTTTTTCCCAATTGATAAAAAGGTTTTTCTCTTTCTACAAATTTAATTTCAAATAGTTTATCTCCTAAGGGGAAAAATATCAAATCACCCTCATTTGGTCTGACAGATGATTTGATATTTTCTTGATCTTTTATTAAATTTTGAATATATAACTCAAATCTTTCTGCCGAAATTATTAAAGTCAACTCATCCGAAATAGTTACTCCAAACTTTGTTAGAACATCAGAATTTTCTGCATATCCTTCATAGTTTGCTACATAGGCTTCTAAGGGATATGCATTGTCAAAATTTGATTCTATTACCTCTTTAATAATTGTTTTTTCTGTAATATACTTTCTCGGCAAATAGTAAATTTCTACACCGAACATTCTCAAATGTTCATTAATTAAATCTTGTACTAATGCTCGTTCTCCTTGAGAACCTTGCAAGAAAAAAGGATTTAACATTATCCAATCATATCAAGTGGCGGAAGTTCAAATTCAGTCATCATTCTCTTTTTGATGTCTTCCAATTCATTTACTGCGTCTTCATATATTTCTCTACCATTAAGCTCAACACCACCTGGAAGTTTAACTCCTCTAAATTTTATTAGATTTTGTCCCCATTGTTTTTTAATTAATGATGTTAGATATGGTTTCAGAAAAGAATCATTCCAAACCCGTGGTGAATCGGCTGGATCTAATACTCTATAACAATCAATAATTAAATATTGACCGGCAGTTACAGATGACCAATCCATATCAATGTAAAGTTTATCTTGTCTTTTATTAAATCTAAGCATTTTCTCTGGATTTAATAACCAACTAATATCTTCAAGATATCTTTTAACCATTGTATAAGTTAAAAGTTCAATCGTATTAAAATAGTAAACATCATTCAACATTAATTGGTATTGAATGTTAAACATCCCCTGAGAAACAGTATTATTTCCATCAACTTTAAATATTTTATTAACTCCAATTACTGTTGGTGGTATTTGTATATAATTTGAATTTTCCCTATATGAAAAAGTTGTGGCAGATCCAACAATCGTTGATTCTGCAGATGTCGTTGTAATTCCGGAAATTGAATTATTTCCAGGAGCTCTTCCTCTATCAATGTCTGCTTGAGTTATTTGATATTTCAAATACATTTGCATAACACCATCAAAATGCCGTTCTTGAAAATATTGAACCGCATCATCAACCAAATCTTCAATTTGCTCATCTGCCACGTTTATTTCTAAAACCGGATAACCCAGTTTTCTTTTGCAATAATCTATAAGTTCTTGTCTTGTGGATGGTTGAGACATTATAATTTACCTTTGATAAAGGTATTTATGGTTTGTTTACTAATTGGAGAACTAATGATTTTAATTCTGAAATTTGATTTTTAATTGAATTGACATCATTTTCAAGTGTTTCCATTTTA